TCGTCTCCTCGACTGGCGAGATCGTGCCGAGCGTGCCAATGCCGAGATAGCCTGTGCCGCTATAAGTGATCGTGCCGTAACCGCTCCAAAGATTGAGCGGAGTCTGAAAAGCAAGCGACGCGAGAATAATCGGCGAGAGTTGCGACGCGCTGACTTGCGTCGTCATGTCGTTGCTTAGAGAGCGTCCTGCGGTGGTGATACTCATTGCGCGACGTCCTCCATCACGTTAAACGAAACGCCGTAGAACTTGGCCGTGTCGATGCTCCACTGCGTAGAAGTATCTGTAAGACGAAACACGCCCTTGGCGTTGTTATAAGTAATCGCGGTGCCGCCAGCGTAGGAGGAGCGCAGGACTGGAAACACGTCCACGGATGACGACGAGTTTGATTGCACGACTTTATAAAGCGAGGTCGAGATTTGCAGCCAATCTCCGACGGCGAATTGCCCACTCGCGCCGCTGATGCCTAGCGTTGTTCCGTTGGCCGTAGCCGAGGACACAGTGAGAGTGCCGGTCACGTTGCCGCGTGGCGTCGGGTTGGCGAAGTCTTGAAAATAGAACGTGCCGCGCTGGGCCATCAGCAGGAAGGAAACGACCTGTTCCGCAGCAGCGCGCGTCATTGGCGGACATTCAACGGTTCCAAGCCAGCCTTGACCAGACCAGTTGTATTGCTGCACCTGCATCGTGAACGGTGAGATGTTGCGCGAGATCGCGCTCATCCCAGTCATTGATAGGCGCGAGGCTTCAAGCGCAGCGGGCGGCGTGAGTGGATAGGAGATAGCCATGAGGATTAGGCGAAGGCTGAACGATACGCGCCGCCACGGCGCACCATGTCTGGAATCTCGGCTTTAAGGCGGCGACGTTCTTGTTCCAAGATCGGGCCAAGTTCATTGCGCGTGACGCCAGCGGCAATGTTGTAGTTCACATTGATCGAAGGGCCAGCGGAGCCGCCACCTTGGTTCATGTTGGAGTTGGAAACGATAGAGCCGCTGGCGCGCGGCACGAATAGTTCTGGGCCGCGTTCTCCGACGACGTAAGGACTGTTCGCGGATACTGGGCCACCGTTTGCGCGGAACATTCCTTGTAACGCACCAGAGATTCCTGCGGCGAGAGGTTGCGTGATAGTTTGCTGAAATACCAATCTAAGCAAATCACGTCCTACTGCTTTTAGAACATTTTGTAATTTTTCACCGCTTAAAATTGCGTCCTCAAAACCTTGTGCAATTATGCTTCCAGCATTTTCGCTCATTATCGCAAGTTGCGACATTGCAGGAATTGCCTTATTAGCATTTTCATTTGCAGCAAGTATTCGTGATGCCATATCTTCAGCATCACCAGCAGCAGATGCGTATGCTGCGCCAGCAACACCCAAAGCTTTTGCTGCATTTTCTGCAGTCATTCCTTGAGTTTCTTCTAGTTTAGTAATTCTTTCAATTTCCTCCATGTAGATTTGAAGCGGACTGCGTATAGAAGAAATTGTTTGCTCATACTTTTGCAGATTTGCGTTCCTGATTGCCTGTAAATCATTCGAAGCCCTCATCATTCTAGAAGTTCTATCTTCAGAAACGTCGGCGGTTTTAGCGTGCTCAACAGCAAACTTTGCAGCTTCTGCATCTATTTTTGCAGCCTCCATTGCAGACTTATCTTCTTCGGAAATTGCTTTTACGGTTGGAGTTGGCGTACCTTCTTGAAGCATTGGGCCTATCAAAAGTCCTTCGGGCCGAATCCTCATTCTGGATCGTTCCATTTCAGTTAGAAACTTTTCTAAATAATTTTGCGCTCCAACAAATGCTGATGCAGCACCAGCTTTAACCTTGGCAAACATCACTTGAAAACTATCTCCAGCCCGATCAATGTTTTTGATTTCTTTATCCGTTAATTTGATCGAATCGAATCCTTTACTTATTTCATCAAATCCAACAACTGCAATTTGACTCAGAGTTTCTTTCATCTTTGGGCCAATCTTAGCTCCAAAAATGTCAGCAATAGCATTATAAGCCGCTTGTTTATCCGTAGCGTTTGCCAAGCTGATGGCTATAACTTCCCATTGCTTGTCGATAGATAGCGCACGCAAACCTTCTCCGGTTAAATTAAGTGCCTCAAATGATTTGATCGCCGCCTCATTTCCAGAGACCGCATCTTGTATTTTAGAACGAAGATTTTCAGCGGCTTTTGCAGTTTGCTCAAACGCCAATCCATTCTGAAGATTAGCATACGCTAATCCTTGAAACGAATCCGTGGTCATTCCTGCCTCAATCGAAAGATCGTTTAGCTTTCCGCCTAAATCGAGAACGCTCTTAACCATCATGCCGATACCAGCAACACCTAGTCCAACACCAAATGCTGCTGTCAGTTTTTGTGCACTGTTCGTCATTCTTTGCAGCGAATTTTGCACATTAGCAAACGCTTGCTTAGTGGCGTCAACCGCTCTGAGGACGAATGTAGCTTCAGCTGCCATGATGTTTTCTCAGTCGATTTTGATGGTTAATATAGGCAAGCCAGCCGTTCATTTCGTCGGCTGGCATGGCGAGGACTTCGTGACTAAATTTACCGAGACGTTCAGCGATGCTGTAGACGGCGAGGAGGTCGGCACCTTCATCGCCGCCAATTAGTTTTTTAAGTCTTCAAGATTCGCGGAACTGTCGGCGAGAATCTGATTGGCGACGCGAGCGACCACGTTGCTATCGGCCTTGTTGAGCAAGGTCGGCTTGTGCTCGATGGTGAATAGCTTCTTTCCGCTCTCGTCCGTGGCCTTCATTATCAAAATGTCCACGAGCAAATCCATATCGTTGTTCTGAGATTTCTTATATACTCGGTTTTTCTCAGCCAAGGTCATTGGCGTCGAGAAGATCACGAGCTTCCACTCAGGAACCTCGATACGTTTGGTGCCGAGGTTGTTGAAATGTTCGCGGACGAGATCAATAGCTTCCATGTGTGTGTTTTGTTTTGTGTTTTTCTAGCGTTAAACGGTCAGGGTCGAGAGCACGCCGTTACCTTCGAAACTAATAGCACCTTCTACGAGGCCATCAAAACTAGCCGAAACGTCGAATTTCGTCACGATAGCCGAGCCGCTGTAGTAAACATCCGAGGACGTCGCGCCCTCTGGATAGAGGTTGAGCGTGACGGTCGAGCCGATGGTGATGAGAAGTTGGCCTGCGTCGGCTTCGTCCCAGTAGAGATCGCCAGATGCGCTCCAAGTCTTCATTGAGCCTTGGCGCGTGCGGTAGGCGTCGCCGATCACGCTATCCTCGACGGTGTCGGAGGAGTGCGAGAGCGAGTAATTGCGGAGTTCACCGATGGTGGTGGTCGAGATTTTGATAAGGCCATCGCGGCCAAGTTTGGTAGCCATATTAGTCAGTGGTTAAATAGATGCAGTTAAAGGTGTGACGAGCAGAACCCCAGTGAACTTCTTCATTAGGCTCCTGTGTATATTCCACATTCGTCAAATGAGTATCTTGGCAGACGCCACCGAGCGTAACGTCGGCCAAAATTGCCGCTTCAACGGCAGCCGAGCCGGTATCGAAAAGGTCGTCGATCAGATACGTGCCGCTCTCGGCGATGAAATAGTCTACCACAAGCTGCAGCTGGCGGTACTGCGTTCGGTTGCTCGGGCCGAGCGTGCGTACATCAATTTGCTCCGTCACGGCATAAATTGCCGCAGATGGAAAACTGATGCTGGCAATGGTATTGTTACGCCCGCGCAGGATGTTAGCCGTAGGAACGACCAGAGCAGACGTAAGAGCGGTTGCTGCGGCATTGCGAATGTTTGTGCGTGTGCTCATGTTTCTTTGTTATATTCGACGACGCCTGATGATGAAATTTTAGCGAAGCCCAAGTTGGCCGCTCGATTAACTAGGATGGCATTTACTTTTGATAAAGTGATTTTTTCACGGATACGAAATGCGCCATCAACCAATCTCTGTAAATTAGGAATCTTGTTTTTGGAAGTCGTCGCAATCACATAAGGGTTTGTCGAAAAATTGGCCTGCACCCTTCCTGATCTTGAAGCGTATTTAGTGATCCATGACGGCACTCGTATGCCGCAAGACAAAGCAGCAGACGCAAATCCTGCTTTAGCCCAGCCGACTTTTGACTGCACGAATTTCAAGTAATCATTAGCGGATTGATTAGAAACCCACATCTGATCTTGCACTTGCCAGCGACCAACTTTGCTGCGCGTGACTTCTCCAATGCGTCCTCGATTATTCCGATAACGCTTATGGAAATTCATCATCTCAAAAATAGTTGCGTTGGGTCGCCAAAATTTCCGGTAGATTGCAATGCGTTTATTATTATCAAACTCATTTCCGAGTTTAATATAAGCAAACTCTGTTCGCTCTCGCTTTGGTTTGATTTCTCTAGATTTTCCAATGCGCTGAAATAAGCCAATCGACATCTCCTTCCTCATTTGCTTGCCGCCAAACAAGTCACCCTTGATTGCGTTCTCGCCTTGTTTCTTGGCGTTCGTACTGAGTCCGCTTGCTTTTGTTTTTTGAATAAATCCACCACCAACTGTTCGGGCTGCATCTCCGCCGCTGGTTTTGTCTCCAGTTGGCGGCGTGATCTGCATGATGGTTTTCGCAAGATTCCCAGCCTCTTGTTTTATCACTAAGCCGAGATCGACGTTTGCAGCAGCGGCCAGACGCGCTAATGCAAAATCGAGCTTAGTGGTATCTGTTCCTACAAAGATCATATTGCTTTGCTCACTTCAATTTCGCAGCCCGCGCCCTCGGCGTCGAGCGTCACGCGTTCGATGAAATAGGTGATGCCCGCGCGCGAAAGCGTCTGCGTAACTTTCGGCGTCGCGCTCACGCTCGTCGTCAAAAGAAACACGGTGAACTTGGAATCGTCGCGGCGTTGATCTTCAAAGTCCGCGAACGCGTCACGCGAAGCAGACCAGACGCCGGTGATGCTGTTACCTTGGTACGTGAACGCGATGCCAGCTTGCTCCAAGATTGCGGAGAAATCTGCGTTGATCTGAGTCGGGTCGAAGTCTCGCACGGCGGCCATACTTATGCGCCTTTCGTTAAATACCACCGCGCGTGTAACTCGGGCCGATTCTCGCGCAACCAAGGCTCGGCGTCGTCCATGCACTTCTTTGCGTCGTTGCCGCAAGTCTGGCTTCCGACATGGTGAACGTAGGCGCGCGAGATAAAGTGCGGTCGCTTCATGTCGAGGCATTGCACGTCGTCAGAGAACCAGTTGAGCGGAGGAAAATCCACCCATGCGTCGCGGTGAATCCACGCGCAGATCGGAGCGATGACGCTTGCTTGTATGATGAGTCGTTCGGATGGGTATCGCAGGAAGTCAATTTGCCCGCGTCCGCTGCGGATGTTCTGTTCGCCGCGCGCATAGTCCGAGCGAGTCGCCACCCAACCGAGGTCTGGATAATGTTCACGAATTAATTTCACGTCGCCCATGAGCTTCGCCCATGTCGTCGGCGTGAACACGATGTCGTCGTTGCAGATCACGAGTTGGTCGTGTTCCTTGAACGCGATGCGCGCCGCCTCGTTGTAAGCCTCGCCGAAGGTCGGGCCGAGTCCGTGCGAAACGTAGGTGCGGATTCCGTGCGGAACGTAGGCTTTGATCGACGCTCTCATCACGTCGAGGCAACGCGCGTTTTTCGTGCAGACGACGATGGCGGGTTCTGGAATCATGGCTTTTTAGCTCCAAGGATTCGCTCGATGTTCTCCGCGTCGATGACGGTTTCTCCGCACGTCAGCACGCGCTCGTCCCAGTTGTTCGGCGGCACCATGCCGTCCTCGACGTTCACGCGAATCACCGCACGCGGCATTTCAGTAGGCTCGCCGACGTGATGCAGGAATTGTTTCGCCATTGCCATCGTCTCGGAGTCGTCGGCCTTAATCTGGAAATAGTGCTCGACGATTTCGGGCCGTGCCGCAGTCGATAGCCAAGCGTCACGGAATGACACCGAGCGGGTCGAGTTGCCGAGTGTCTTTTGCGTGATGCGAATGGTCGGCTCGGTGTGCTTATGATAAACCAGTTGGAGCGCGTTCGCGTCCGCCACCATGCCAGCCAAGCGATATGCACGCGCGGCGAGATCATGCCCAGCCCAGCCGTACCATTTCGCTTCGTGCGTCCACGGACGATCTTTCTGCGCCGGTTCGGGCAAGGTCAGCATCCGAGACGCCCACCAGCTCGCGCGCTTGCCGTCGTTCTTTTCAAAAGCCAGCATGATAATTGAGGCGATGGCTTCGCGGCACCACGGAAAGACGCCGTGCGCGCCCATTGCGAACTGCATGGACTCGCGCCGACTGGCTGAGATACGCGCAAGGTTTAACTGCACCTCGTATCTAAAGCTGTCGTCGAGGTTCGGAAAAGAAAGCGCGATGCGGCCAAACTGTTCGGCGGCTTGTTTATTGCCGGCGCAGTAATGTTCTTGGTGGATGTAAAAGTATTGAGTCGCCGCCTCGCCTACGCTGCGGCCTAGAATAGCAAGGTTACGCTTGCGGTTATCTTGTTTTATGCAGGCTGGCTCATGCCTCCAGACCGGAGTTGTCCACTCGACATGGCGGTCGTTTGGCAACAGCAGCAGGTTTTCGTGTACGTCGTGATGCCAAACGCGCCCAGACTGAAACGCGCTGCGACGGATGAACCGCTCGCGTTGTAGTTTCTTTCCGGTTCCGCGCACGTCGTAAGGACAGCGCACCATCAGCACCTCCTCGGAGAGTTCGGCGAGCTTACTCTTTAGGTCGTCGGCTTCGGCCAAAACGTCGTCGCAGTCCGCCCAGACTAGCCAATCGCCGGTCGCATATGCGAAAGCCTGATTGCGTGCCTTGGCGAACGAATCGACGTGCTTCCAAGCCTGTGCCGTGACTCCGTTCCGATACTCGCTAAAAACGAAAGGAACGGCGTTTGTCGCGCACCAGCTGCGAGCCATCTCCTCGGTTGCGTCCGGTTCCTTTGCGCCGATAGCGCGGACAAGCGACAGCTCGTCGATCTGGCCGACGAAGGAATTGAGCATCGCCTCGATGTGGTGTGCCTCGTTGCCACAAATTACGCAGAGTGAGATCGTCATGGTCGTGTGTTTTGCTTCGGTCAATAGAAGGCGCGCGAACCGTCAAAACAAAAAGCCCCACGCGGTGAGGCGTGAGGCTTAGAACTAAAATCCGTTTATGGATTAGCTATACTGGGTCGTGATCAATTGACCAGCATTTGCATTAACGATTTTTTCTGCCGTATAGTGCGAAGCGCGAACGATATTCGACTTGATCGACTCGTCGCGGTAAGTGCTAACGCCAATTACTGGCCCGTACTCGCTCCAATTAAGGGTAAAGCCAGAACCGCCGCCGAAGAAACCAGAGGAGGCTTCGGTAACGTTACCAACCCAGATGTACGTATTAGCCCAGACGTTCGCCGCAGCGAAGGCAACACCTTCGGGTGCGGAATCGTAGGACGCGCGGCCAACCAAAACCTCAGAAACGCCAAATACCTCAGCGGCAGCTTGGGTCGAAGCGTTGAGGATGGTGTCGCTCGAAAGACCGGTGCCACGAAGGCGGTTCTGGAATTTCGTCGAGGCGCGGAGGCGCGTCCACACTGGGTATGGAATCACAACCTTGGCGTTGCTCGTGGATTCACCCTTGGCGAGCATACGGTCGAGAGCTTCCTGAACGTCAGCACCCACGTCGAACGTGGCGATGTTGGCGGTCGTGTAGGCGGTGCCGGAGTTGGTCGCGGTGAACGTACCGCTGTCGAAGATTTTCGCAGCAACACGGAGTTCGTGCGCGAGGAGCAGCTTGCGTTTAGCGAGCTTGGCAGCAACCGTCTCAGCGTCGAAAAACCGCGCGACGTCGAGGGTCACTGTATCGTCTACGGCTTCCTCATAACCGTACTCAAGCGCGGTGTAGGTTTCTTGGTTGAAGGCGCGAGTGCCACGAGCGTAGGTGCTATATGGAGCGCGGTTCTTGACGTCGGACTTGAGCAGTTGGCCTTCTTTCAAAACGAAAGACGGATACTGACCAGCTTTGACAGGAACGTTGAGGACGGGCATCACAGCCGTACCGATCAGCGTGGACTCAAAGTCTTTAGCTTGCTCGAGTACGCCAGCGATGTCGCCACGGAAGATTGCAGCAGAATTAGTATACATGGTAGTTTAGTAGATTGTTTAGATTAGATGTTCTTAGGCAGCATCTCGATGATCGCACCAGCGTCAGACGCAGTGGTCAGCGATTTGCCAACGGTGATCGAACCTGTAATGGCGACTTGACCTGAGGCCACGCTAAATAGCGTATCACCAACGGTTACAGGGCCAGCGAGCAAGGTCGCTTTAATGGTGGTGCCGCCGAGAAATTCGACGGTGACGTAATCGCCAGAGGCGGCGTCGATAACGGCAACGCCGTCAGGAAGCGAAGCGGTGGCAGCAAGACCCACGCCTCTATTTGAAGACACACTTACCAACCTGAAGGCCGTGATGGCCGAGTTGGCTAGAAAACTGCCCGTGTTATTAAATGAAGTAGCCATTTTAGTATATAGTATTAGGATTAGAGTTTAACGATTTCGCCGCTCTGCACGCGCGCACGATAGGCGACGTAAAGGTCGGAGTGATTCTTGATAGCAAACGAGATCGCGGCAGATTTATCGCCCTTCAGCTCGAGAGCTTTGGCGGCGACGATCTCCTCGAATTTCTGCACTTGCACGACAGGCTTTGGAGCCTCAGCCGAGGCGACTGGAGCGGCGGGCGCACCAAACGACTTGGCAAATTCTTTGACGGCAGCGAGCGCGGCGGTGTTCGCAGCGAGTTGCACGACTTCATTCTGCGCGCTCATCATAGCGGGCTTTTCCTCTTTCGGAGCGAGAGCACTTTCGAGCTTCGCGACTTTATCATTCATGCTCATCATGGCACTTTCAATCATGCCCTCGATGGCCTTTTTCATTTCGTCATTCATGGGTAATTCGATTTCTATTTTTGCTTCGGGTTGCTCAACTTCGCCGTTCTGAAGTTGTTTCAGTTTGCGCGCGAAGAATCCGCTCGGGTTGGCGGCAGGAGAGTCCACCAGATCAACCGAGTAGATTTCTGAGCAGCGTTGCAAAGTCGTTAGCTTGTCGGAGGATTTTTCCGACGGGCCAGAGAACGCGATGGAAAGCCCGAACGTGTCAGGAATCCGGTCAGCGATCTCTAAAATATAAGAGCGATGCGGCGAGTTTTGCAGCAAGTGCAGATCGCCGAGCAGCTTTTCGCCGTCGATGCGGAGCGTGTCGATATAGCCGATAATGTCGCCCGCGCCGCTCGAGTGGTTTAGCTTAACCTTGAGACCGCCAGTATATTGCTCGGCTGCCGTCTTAACCTGCGCCAGCGTCTTGTCGTCAATCATGACGCCGTGACCGAGAGCTGGGCCTTTAGTGATCAGCGAGACGCCACGGATGACGCCAGCTTCGGCGTCAATGGCTCCGGTAGAGGCTGCGAATGTGATGACTTGTTCCATCGCTAGTGCGACGGACGTCAAAATCGCTTATCACTTCGCGCGCTTCTTGCGGCTTTTGGGCTTAACTATAACAGACGGCCCATTCTTAGGCTTTATCCACGGAGCGACTGCAAAGACGATACCAAGCCCAGCCGCTACACTAGCGAAGCGTTCGAACGTGAGCAGCGCGGAGTCGGCGGAGTCCTTGTATTTGCGCGAAATAGATAAATTCTGCTGGAGTAGTTTGTTGATAAGCTCGGTCATTGGTTCAATGACGCCGTAGAGTTCAGCCGTCATGGCTGGAGAGTTGAGCGTCTCGATTTGACCCTTGTCGCAGGCCATGCGTGTTTTTTCCAAATAGGCTTTAACCAGCTTATGCTGGGCCACGAGTTCGGGCGGTTTACCAAACTCGCCAATTAGCCTCTCGGCTTCAGCTTCTAGCTTGGTGAGCGAAGCGCAGAACTCCTTCGGGTCGATCAGTCCTTTGCTGGCCTTCGCTTGGCCATCGACGATTGCCAAACCGTAAACATCGAACAGCGGACTCAGCACGTTACTGGTCAGCGCAAACTCTCGGTCACTCGCCGCAATGTTCTCCGAAACCTTTTGCACCGTCATCACTCCGACGCCTGCAAAACAGACGACGGTTGCGGCCAGCGCAGCGGTGATCAGCTTCGGGTTCATTTCTTAAAGAGCTTGCTCGGATTCTTGGAATACTTCTTCGCCAAATTTGTGATGCCGTCGATAATCTCGGGAGAGATGACGCCCGCAACTCCGTAGGTTATCGCCTTCACGAATGAGCTGACCTCGATTTGCTCGACGACGAACCACGCGATTGAGCTGACGATTGCGGCCATCACGATGCGCCGAACGGATTCCCATACGTCGCCTTT